CGCTGCTGTTTCGTAGCTTCATTGCGATGTCATTCCTAACGTAACTCATATGATGCATTAGTATCGGAACTTCTTTACACCTACCTTGTGGGCTTGTACCCCGTGTCGGGTCTACGTATATTCCAAACCCACCAATATTGCATGAGGTTATTTTGCAAATGAACGGCACGAAGTAATTTTCTAACGGTTCTAATCGGTAATTAGGCTGTTTGAAGTACGTAACCAACTTACAATAGCTAGTGTCTAGGTTGTACTCTAAAACAAACGCTTTGCCAGCTTCAAAGTCACTAGGTACGTAATATTCATCGGTATCAATGTGAAGGAAATGCGTACAACCTAAATCCTTTGCAATAATGCTACCTTTAAACCGCTTCGCTATCTCGTTATGCGTACCGCCTTTCTGTATGTCGGGCGTGTAGTAGCTATGCGTTACCTTTGAGTATTTAGCCGATAACGCTTGAATGCAAATAGATGTATCGGGGTTTAGTTCACCAAAATTACTACGGTCTTGCCACACTAGTATAACGTGGTCAACAAACGGATAAATTAGGCTTATGGACTTGTCTAAGTGCTCTAATCCGTCCCATACGTTGTATACTGCTGCTAATTTCATTTCTTTGAGGGTCTGCCACGTTTTTTTGGTGTGGTTAATTGTGGGGCTACCATCACAACCTTGCTTACAAAACCCGTTGCATTGTTGCCCGTTAAATCTTCAATATTGGTTACTTCCGTTGTGTAGTTTCCACCGCCAGCGGTATTGCGTACCGTGCTTATCTCCATTTCGGGGTTAACTACCCATTCCCTATTGGGGCTGTGTGGGTGGTACTGGTCTTTGATGCAAGTTACCGTACTTTCAACCTCACCAATCAAATCCTTGTGCACTAAAAATATATTTAGGTTCAAACGGTTGTGAACTATCACATAATCACTACATAACCTTTTAAACGCTTCAAAACTTGCACCGTAATAATCATTACCCTCGTGAACGTGCGTAGGGTTGTACTTCATTGCGATACTTTCGTAAGGCTCTAAGCACCCGTTAATTTCGGCTACGATAACCAACGGTTTAAACACCTTTAAAATTTCGGCTAATACCCAATAATCGTTGCCGTCAATATCAATGCTCAATAAATCAAACTGCTTTGGCACATCGTACTTGTAAAACAGTTCTAAGATATTCCCGACTGTGATAAATTCAGCCTTTACATCGTTAGTGCCTTTGCCGTCCATTCTAAGCCCTTTCCAGCCGTTTTCCAAAAGTAGCTGTGAGTTGCTTAAACTAAAGCCATCACCAGCCCCGAAATCCACTAGGTACTTATTGGTTGTGCCTACGTTGGCAAAAATGTATTCTAATATACCCTCTTCGCCTGTTTGCGAGTAAACCTTTTTAGGGTTCGTTGGGAAGTTGTTCAAAAAGTCGCTCATATTATCTTGGTTCTATAAATACTACGCCACGCCTTGCACCTTCGGCTTCGGTATTGTAGTAATGGGTGAATTTATCGTAAATCTTTTGAACGCTTGGGGCTATCCATTCCCATGTGAACTCCTGCCCGTTGTAAAAGTCAAACCCAAAATCTTTGTTTGGTACTTTGAAATCATGGATAGCGATAATCGGTTCAATGCCACACGCTGCGATTGTTTCAAGTTCGTCAATAAGTGGGCAATGGTGCTCCCAATGAGCATCCAAAAACATTAGTATTTTTTTGCCTTTTAGCTTTGGCAATAGTTCAGCTAAAAAGTCGGGGCTGCTCGCTAGTGTCAAATTGGCTGCACCTTGTAAATATTCGGCTGCCATGTTTAAATAGGTTTCGTTGCTGTCCACGCTGTAAACTTCCACACCCATATCACAAAAGGCTTTAGTGCTTTTACCGTGGTACGTTCCCGTTTCGATAACAACTTCAATGCCGTTATCTTCAACTAACTTTTTAAATGTATCGTGGAGTATTCCGTCCCGATTAAATGCGTCACTCATGTTCTTTTTTTTTGCTAAGTTAATGAAATTAGTTCTTTTATCCTATCACTCCATTTATGGTTAGCCCAAACCTTTTCGTAACCGTTGGCAGCTATTGCGTTGCGCTCCATTTCGTTTTCGGGCTTTAGGTAGTATGTTATCAATGATTGTAGTTCGGGTATTGTGCGCCACGTTACAAGGTCAACACCAACTTCGAAATCCTTTTCAATGCCTTGATAGTGATGTGACAAACAGAACGCCCCACAAGCCATAATACGCAGCATCCTATCACTTGAATATCTGTCGTAGTCAAAATGACTTAGGTTAATGGCTATCTTGCACCCCCTATAAATTGCAGCTTCACGGGTCGGGTTTTCGTTTAAGTTTTCGCCCCTATTCCACCCTGCGCCATACACTTCTATTTCTCGAATAGAGTTCACCATGTTTGCCCTAAACTGCGATAACGGAAACTGACTGCCGTAATTGTTACCCATAAAGATAACGCCACTATCTATGCGTTGCCCGTCTAGGTTATAATCTTTTTCCTCAAAACCAATGTTTAGAAATTCAGCCCGTAAACCTAGCCTTTTAAATTCTGCCACATCGTTTCCGTTGCTGAATAACGTTGCATCAAAATACGGGGCTAATGTTTTGTACCATTGTGGTATCGGGCTTCGTACATCGCCCGTCCAATTATACTTTTTACCGCTTATCGCTTGCAAGGTATGAGGGCTAACTAATCCTTCCCTTTGAAGTTGCATGAATGTAAGGTCGGGGGTAAAGTTCTGCAATGTAGCTAGGATAGCCTTATCTAAGGTCGTTGGTAGGCTTGTCCAATCTATTTGAACGTACTCACTCGAAACATCTTGTAAGGCTTTGGCTTGGCTCGTTTGGTGCTTACCTAACGATATGTGGAGTATCTTCATAAGTAACAAGGTAAAACGTAATGGTACAACCCATGTACCGTATCTTTTGCGGTGTATGTCCGATAACCCGTTTCGTGCAAGTGGATAGCTTTAATTGATAAACAAGGGTTCGTTATCTTATACCCTGCATCTAGTATTTCCTTTGCTATTCGATTATCACACCCAGGCATTCCCATTCCATAATGACCTACTTTTAATTTAGGGTTATTGAATATCCAAACATCTTGCGTATCTGTCCCGTGGAACGGCACTAGCTTACCGCCTTTGTCGTCCCATCTTGATAACGCATAGCATTCGTTTTCTTTGATCTTCTTTGCTAGTGCTATTGTGTCGTCAAAGTAAATATCGGTATTGGCTAATACTACTACGCCACGCCCGTTAAGCATATCGTTGTACATTGCCCTACGCTTAATCATTACCTTAACTAACTTAGGGTGCTGAATAGTGCAATCATGCTCACAATACAACACTATTTTAGTTATATGCTCGTTGGCTAGGTTCTTATGTAAACATATTTCAAGTTCCTTTTGACGGGCTTGATTGGGGGAAATATACCACGGCTGTAATAGTGTTATCATTTAACCGCTTTTAGTTGTTCGGTTGTTGGTACTTTTGCAGCGTTAACGTGCTCATTAATCTCCCAAATCCTTGCATACCATTCGGGCGTTTCTCGTTGCGGCATTTCCTTTGTCAAGGCTTCCAATACGGTTGCCCTGTCAGTACCCCTCTCAATACATACCCTTGCCTTTTTCAGTATATCTGTCGCATGGGTTTCGATAAATTGCATCTTGGCATCTTGAAAGGCTTGTTGTTGCGCCTTGTCTGCTTTCATGCTTTCAATGTAGTGTTGCTTTGCCTTAATATTGTTATCAAGGTCAAAAAGCTCAATAGATAACTGCCAAAATTCAACGCTATCATTTTCGGTTCTATCTTGCAACCATTTATATTTTGCGGCTTGATATTTTTCCAAAAGCAAAATATAATGCTGTTCATGCTCAAAGCGTTCTTGCCATGCTTGTTCTAATTGTTCTTTATTGAACTCCATTGTGGGTTTCTTTTATGTGTTGAAATTATATCGCTTACTATTACGGGGGTTATGCCTGCTCTCATGCTGTCAAGGTGAAACCAACTATCGCTAAATTTACCTAACTGGTTTGGGTCATGCCTAAACTTTACCTTTTCGAGCAAGGCGCGGCTAAATAGGCTACACCCTATTGACGGTACGCCTGTCTTTAGTTTGCCATCAAAGAACCCTATGCAGCTTTCGGGTGGTGGTACATCAAACCTTCTGTAAGTGGCTTGGTTAATACCCATCAACTGAACGCCAACGGTGGTATTTAATCCTTCCTTCAAAAAGTACGGCACGTTAATATTATCGGTACGGTACACTAGCAGCCGCTCGATAGTGTCCTGTGGGCAAAAGTTATCGCATTCCAAGCTAAACAGATAATCAAACCCGTTGGCTAGTGCGTACTCTCTTATCACCTCTTGTGATGCTGCAATGTACGCTTCGGGTCTGCCTTTAGGCTCTACACGTCTTACATCAAAACCCTTTATTGTCTTATGCCATTTCGGGTCATTGCTGTTATCCACTAGAATAACGTGCAAGTTAGGATAGGTTAGCGTTCTAATGAATTTTAACCATTCGTCAAGTACATACGCCTTTCGCTGGTTAATTGGTGCTCCTAATAGTATTTTGGGTATCATTGGTTGCGTTTCTTGGTAAACATATTCTACGGGTTTTATCAATAGCCTTTTTTACGGCTTGAGCTATTTCATCGCTTGTAAAAAATTCACCATCTTCAATTTGAACAATAAGTCTACTATTTGAATTGACAAACAATTTTACGTCTAATGTTGGGCATGGCTCTGTTTTTACAATGTCCATAATAGCACTTGGTATTTCCCTTGGCGTTTCTCCATCTATGTAAAAATACTCGCCACCTTCAAACCTTGTCAGTATATCCCCTACTAATAAAGACACTACATAATTTAACCTACTATCCTGCACGGCTATGGTTATTGGTTCGGTTACTTTGTTTACTCTTGCTTTCATAGTTAGTTTAGTTTATTCTATTGCGTAAATAGGTTGCAGCACTATGTACTTGATGTACAACAATAAACACCGCTAGTGTAATATCTTTATTGCCTGTCATGATAAAAAACAAGACCGCCCAAAAGAACGCAACAAGTCCGTTAATTAATGGCTCTTTAAAGTTAGGTAGTTTCATGGTTAGTTTAGTTGTGGGTCAAACGGGAACACCCCGTAACGTCTGTAATGTACTATCGCATTAAATTGAGCATACAACGTGGGGTAACAGTTCAATAATGCCTGCTGTATATCCGCTTCGTTGGCTTGCTCTATCGTCATATCCTATCGGTTGCCTTTAAAGCGTTCTCGAATGCCCTATCTCTAAATTTACCCCCGTTACGTGCGCCACGTTCTTTTAACCGTGCCAGTCGTAATTGCGCAGCGGCTTCGGCTCTGTCCTCATACGGGTAAGTTTGCCTGCCGTTTATTACATCAAGTTCGGTAATACCGTACTGATATGTTTTGCTTTCGGGGTAGTATCGGTCAACTATTTTCATGCTCAAATATAATTAATTATCTGCTACTTAACAACTTCACTCATGTAAATCTGCATCTTATATTGTACCTTATTATTCATACGCCTGTACATTATGTCTGCAAATACTTCATGCACTGGCAAGGCTCTTATTATATTATCTTTACTTAGGTCGGGGCTTGCTTCTTTTAGTGTGGCATACCAGCCAAACGGGGCTAGCTTATCTTCACCAGCCCGTTGCCCTGCGGCTTTGTGTTTTGCCGTTCTGTAATCTCCGCTAGTCGGTTTGATAAATGTATTGTATATCCACGCCCTAACCTCGCAAAAAAAAAGAACGCACTTGCCGCATCTCTCGCATCCATATCTAAAAACTCGTTAGCTTTTTCGGTCACGTGTCCTTCACCTTCGTACAAGTAAGCCAATACCATTGGCATAGCCCTGTGAATATGCGTAGTGTTATCCATTATCGTTAGGGCTTCGATGCAGTTGCCAAATTCGATATTTCCGTACGGTATTCTTTTTGCGCCCATGTCCATTAGCAATGGCTCACAAGCGGTGTAGGTTTTACCGTTCACCTCAATAAAAGGTACTTCGTAAGGCTTTGGAAGGTATAACCCTTGTACGGCTATTTCTAACATTCCTACGACCTCCGTAACGGGTTTGGCTAGTAGTTCAGCTTCAGTCATATCCGTGCAAGCTAGTAACACTTTATAGGCTTGTTTGGGATAGCTTACGAGCATGTCCGTTCCCGTCATATCTTCTGTTATGTCCACACCTATTAAGGCATCCATTACTTGTATGTACTGTCTTAGTGTCATTAGTAGTAAATTTGGTTTTTAGGCTGTCCAAATAAGCCCGTAACTGCGTAGCGTGTCGCATCTATAGCGTGATTAAAGGCATCTATTGGCTTGTTTAGCAAGTTGCCGTTTTTATCAGTTGCCCAAGTGTAATTCTTTAACTCCTTCATTAAATCGGGGCTTTGGCAAATGACTAATGGGTATTGTTTGATTAACTGTATTCCTAAATTAATGCTATCCGCACCTTTTACCGTTGGCTTGATGTTGAACCCTTGACGGTATATTTCCTCAATACTTTTCGGCTCTGCACTATCAGCAAATATAACGTCATTTCGTGTAACGCCCAAACCTCGCATTTTATCGCAAATATCAGAGTTAGTCAACCCGTAACCGTATATTAGCTGCCTTACGTAAATTGCGCCCTCTGAATAGCGTATGTGTACTAAAGCGGTAGGGTCGTTAGTAAAACCAAAGTCAAGCCCGTAGGCTTCGCTTGTGAAGTGTTGCGGAAATTCGCCTGTTTCGTATTTGTCGAATATCTTACCTTGCTTACCGCTGCCCCACTCACCTAACACAACTACCCTGTAATATTCGGGGTCAATTTCTAGTAGGCTTTCCATTTTGCGGATATAGTCGGGGTGTAAGTTCCGAATGTTGCAATGGTAGGTGGTATGGATAAACTCGCACTCTGAATAGTTCGTGTCGTGGAACTTGGTTTTTATCCAGCAATCTTCATTCTCGGTATTATAGCTTAAAACAATCTTTAGCTTTTTGCCTTTGGTGGTTCTTAGTGATAGGTCGAACTTATTAAAATCGCTATAACCTACTTCATCGGCTTCCTCAACCCATGCGTAGTTGACCTCTGTAATTGATTTCATTTTAGCCGTTGCGCTGCCGCTGCTGGCACGAAACCCTTTAGCGATTATCTTGTTCCCGTTTAGCTTGCATTCTATTTCCATTGTGTTTTCTCGAATGTGAAATAGGTGCTCCATGCCGCTGCCGTTGATAATATCCTTTAGCTGTTGGAACTGTGAACCTCGAATGTCGCTAAAATTGGCACGGGCAATAACGCAACGGAAATAGTGTTGCTCAACCATGTTGATTATAATATCCTGTGCCGCTACAAAACTTTTGCCAGAACCCCTGCCCCCCACTAAACATACGTAACGCTTGAGAGTTGCCCTTAGATTATAGTATGCGCTGTTAAATGCTAATTCCATCTATGCAAGTTGTCTCCACGCTGTAAGCAAAGTTGTTTGGGTACTGATAATCAATGCCTACTTTTCGGGCTTACTCATATCAACGTGCTTAATTACTATCGTGTTGTCTATCTTATCCCCTCCGCTGGTTACGTCTTGCTTATCGGTCAATCCTAAGTCCCTAGCTATAATACTAGAATTAAACGCCCCTACCGTTGCGCCCGTAAACTTCTGTTGGTATATTTTTTCCCGTATGCGTGTTACGATAACGGAAAAATCTTTACTTATATCATCCGTCTTCCCTATTAAAGCATTCTCAAAGTCATTAAAATAACCTTTATTGCAATCAAGATAACCGCATAACCCCTCAATTGTGTAAGGTATTGCAGTAGGTATAGCCACTAACTTACCGCACATATCCCCCGACTTAATAGCTTCATACTTTAACCACGGGTTTTCATCGCACCAATCAAAGTATTCAGTTGCTGCTTCCCACATTAATTCAGGTGTTGCAAATAGCTTATCACGTCCATGTTTAGAACGCTGCTGCCAAAACTTATTTCCTTTTGGTGCTCCTTTGCTCATAACTCGTAGTTGTATTCGCTTGGTCTACCTGCTGGCATAAATGTTAATTTAATTCACTAATAAACTCGCTAATATCCTCATCTTCATCGTAACAAAACGGGCTGCATTCTCGCATATCTAAAGCCACCGAATAAGCACTTTCGTAGCTTGGGTAGCCGTGTATGTGTATTAGTTCGTTTTTATTAGATTTGTCGCATAGCTTAATATACTGAATTGCGGTATCGAAGTTATGCGTAACAAAGATATTGCCATGCTCTATGCAATCAGCAACTAACCATACGTTGTTTGGGAAGTCTTGCATTACCCTAATTACTTGTGATAACAACGGCTTGGTAAAGTCTAATGGATTGCCTTGCCCATCTTTAACAAACATAGTTACGTTACTGTTTAGTTTTTGGTTGCTCATTGTCTTATGGTTTAGCTTGTTTGGCTGCTTTGTATTTCTTTACTAGCCTAACGGTAACTTCTGCTATAGAGATTAAAATTATCACTAAAATAGCAATATCTGCCCATTTCGGGAACTTGCCAGTAAATAGCATCAGTAATATCAATACTTCATCAAGGTAGCATCTAAATGTTGTTCTCATTGCTTAGTTTTTATCCAGTTATAAAATCCCTCCGCCCCCATTAATGGGTTTGATATTTGATATTGTAAAGCCAATTTAAGGCACTCTAAGCGAAGGTTAACATCTTTGTCGTCAACTTCTACCTTGTTTGGGTTATCGTTCGTTAGCGTGTCTGTTTCGCCCCATTCAATCAATTCTTGTCGTGTTGGTGTGTAGGGTTCGTAATAACCAGTATGCAGCGAACTTAAATACTCGCCTTGCTTTTTGTCTATTCCTGCTACCACTTTAGCATTAAAATACCTTTGGCTGTATCTTTCATGGAATGAAATTACTTTTACAACATAGTTATTTTTTTTGCCGTGCTTGGGCTTGTAATACTTTCCTAGTTCTACCATTGCATTTTAGTTTGGTTATTGGTTTAGGTTTATACAAAGATACATTATTTATTCGTTGTTTCAATGGGTTTAGGGGGTAATGGCATCCAATGGGTAATCATATTACTGCCAATTTCATTCCATTCAACACTTTGAGAATTAGCATACTTTGTTATTGACCGAATGTAACATACCGACATACTAGGGTATATTTTTTTGTTACTATCAACCCATTCATAGTAAATGAATACCTCTTGCTCTATTTCGGGCAATCTATCCTTTACGCTTATCCATTCCATAATCTTACTTTTTGCTTTTACCTAAAACAATACCCCACTTCCACCATATTAAACAGATAAAACTACCTTTGAAAATACCAACGGGTAGTTCGATATATTCCGCATAAACAAGCGCAGGTAAAATAGCCCTTTCGGTGTCCGTGCAAATCCTTCCAATTCTTATCCAGTATTCCATAATTTAATTATTTTTAGGTGGGCTTAATAATTGAATAAAATGAGTAGCCCTCCATCCGTCTATTGGATTCCAGCCACCCCGTACATATATTTTATACCCACCCATTGCGTTACGCTCAATATGCCCTATCTTCTCTTGTCTCCAATGTGGATTAACAGAGTTTTCAAACCAAAACAAAACAGTAGTTTCGGGTATTGGGGTTTTTTCTTCTAAACTTATCCATTCCATAATCTATTGGTTTTCGGGTAAAAGTTCTTTAATCAAAACACCTGCTGCTGCAAGTTTAGCGGCTTTTAAAATTACGCTATCTTCTTTACTGGAAATAATATCCGAAATGGCTTGTATAGTTCCACAAGCAATCCTTAAATCGTTTTTGCCATCGCTTGCTACAATAGCTAATGTAATACCGTGATTTTCGCAACGCTTAAAAATACCTTCCAACTCGGAAATTATCTTTTGAAATTCTTTTGTCTTGTTCATATCTATTGGTTGTTTAGTTATTTGGTTTATCTTCGAGGTTCTTTAAAAGTCTTTCTTTGGCTTTATTCCAATCACTTAGCTTTAATAATCCAGCTTCACGGTTGCCGTTTACTTCTCCTTCGATGTAAAGGTAGTTGTCATTAGCCGCAGGGTGTTTGTATATGTTTGGTACTAACTCAAATTTGGGAAATTTGCTAGTAACTTCATAAAGCAAACTTTCACACTCGTTTAAATCGGTTTGTAGTACTTCTTTTTTATCCCATACTTTATAATACTGTTCTTCCCAATAATCACGGGCTTTAGATACGTTATCAAGTTCCTTTGCTTTTACGGCTCGAAAGTACCTACCAATTAAAAAAGTAATTACAGGGGCTAGTATGCCTATTGTTAATGTTAATGTGCTCATTGGTTTTGCTTTACGTAAATTTAGTAATTAATACTCTAATTATCAACTATTTAGCTACTTATTTAGTAGCGTTTAAAAGTTCGGTTACCCTAGCCTTTAGCTGGGCTATCTCGGTGTCACGTTCAGCAAGTGCCGCTTCGCAGGAAACCAACAACCTAGCTTTTTGCTCGTTGTCGAGTTTTAAAAGCCCTATGTCTATTCTAGGGTCGGAAAATTCAGCACAGGCGTTTATGCAAGCTACTATTCGTTTTTTATTAGCCTTGGTATTGGTAAATGTCCAATGCCCTTTTTCAAAAGTGCAAATAAGCCCGTTAGTATTATCGGTTATATTATTTCCTTGTTCACTCCACGGTGTAGGTGTATGACTCATTGTTTGTCTTTTATCTGTTGTTCAATTATTTCTTTGGTTAACCACCCTTCGGTAAGACCTTGGGTTATTAGTTGCTGTATATCTGCTTTATTTAGCTTGCTATATCCAGTTGTTTCTGAATTATAGTTTGCAGCTAACTTTCCATAATTTTTACTAGATACTTCTAACCACCATTCGGGATGCTGTTCACTATTTTCTAAGCATTGAGGCAACCACGTTAGCACTTCACTAAGTAGGTAGGCTGGTTTAGGCTGGCAAACCTCTTGCCCTTCTGCCATATATCTGCTATTAATATCTAACATGCCATATTGGCAATCAATACCAATACGGTCAACGGTTGGAGAAACAATATCAAAGTAACGGTAAAAAGGCGTATCAATCTCAATACCATGCTGCTTTAGTAAGTCGGCAAATTCGGGTGTAGTGAAGTGTTTTATCATTTGGCTAGGTTTAAGGTATCACATTGTTCAATTTGCTCAATTGGCTCAACACAATATACTTGCGCTGGTTCGTTTATCTCTACCAATACCATAATTAGCATGGCATAAACGCATATTAAAGGCACGTACATACTGTTCATTTTGCTAGGTTTAGTGCTGTTATAAGGCGGTGGGCTGTGATACATTCTTGCCCGAAAAAACCAAATTGGTCGGATAACGGTTGCCTTTTTATTAAAGGTGTCCATCCATCGTTATCTATCAATTCCAGTTGACCAGATGGAGAAGTATAAAGCCATTTACTATTAGTTTCCTTCCACCGGTGCTTAACGGCTTGCTCTAGTATCTCGGCTTCGGTTGCTGGTCGTACCGATTCAATATTACAAAATCCACTATCGTTGGCGTTAAACAATCCGCCAGTGTGTATAGTGTCTCCTTTTTGGCTTTCAAAAGTGCCAATATATTCGGTTTTTTTATCCCATCGGATTATTACCGCTTGTCCTACTTGATACATTGCTTTTAGTTTTAGTGTCTGACAAAATTAATCTATTCTTTTGAATTTACAAAACTTATTTTAAACTATTTTTGGGTTTTATTACACTTTTCCAATATTCTTTTCCTTGCTTTTAAAGTTTTGCATATTCCCCTATTGTCAGTTGGTCGGTTTTTTCTTTTGCTCCGTAATATCCAACGCCATTTTTGTGAATACAAAGTACTAGATACTCGCCTAACTCAATACCCTCATACGGGTCTATACTATCCATTGGTAACCCATCGTTCCATGTTTTGCCCTGTAATTCTAACATTTGTTTTAAGGTTTTATAATCCTTTTTATCGGCTATAATAACCTCCGTTAGTCGGTAGTTTTTTAATTTTTTAACCAGCACATCAAGTGGTTTTGTTTGTCGGGTGGTAACTAATTCATAAATAGCTGCCATCAAATCTTCCATCGTTTCTTCTGATGTCTTATTAATCAATTCGTCAAGCATTAATTCTAATTGCGTTTTCATCTTTATAGTTTTAAAATACGTCAAAATCATCTTCACTCGGTCGCTGCATTTTAGATAATGGTTTTGGTTCAAAATCCTGCTCTTTGTCGTAAAATAGCTTTTTGCTACCTTCCCAACCTATCTCAATATCACCTACCATACCATGCCTGTTTTTGGCAATTAGCAACTCACCTAAATTTTCGGTGCTTTCGTTCTTATCGTTATATTCAAACCCTGCTACGCCCGTTGTGTGGTAGTACCAAGCCCGAAAAGGAAACATAATAATATCTGCATCTTGCTCTATTGCTCCACTTTCCCTTAAATCGCTTAATTGCGGTCGCCTGTCGGCTCGTTTCTCTACTTCCCTACTTAGTTGTGCCAATGCGATAATAGGTATCTTAGCTTCCTTTGCAGCGGCTTTTAGGTTTCCGCTTATGTTGCTTATTTCCTGTTCTCGGTTGCCTTTTCCTTCCTCGCCCATTATCTGAATATAGTCAACCATTACTATTTTCGTATCTCGTTTCTTTTTACCCATCACTATCCTGCTTCGTATCTGTCTGCCTTTAATACGGGGCTGGTCATCAATGTGTATTGGTAGGCTTGATATAAAGGCTTCGGCTTGCTTTACTTGTTCTAGTTCGTAGTGCTCTAATTTGTTGCGCTGTATCTTCCATAACGGAACGCCACAATGCATACTTATCAAATTATCGGTTAATTGTCCTTTACTCATTTCCATTGAATAAATATCAACCGCATAGCCTTGTTTTGCTATGTAATAGGCAAAGGATAACATTATCGAAGTTTTACCCATGCCTGGTCGTGCTGCTACGATTATAAGCCATTCATCAACAAACCCCCCTAAAAGTTTATCAAGTTCTTTAAAGCCAGTAGGTATGCCTGCCATATCAACTACCTTTTCACGTTTAATAGCTTGCTCCTTTACAATCGTGCTAACGTGATCAATAGTTGATGGGCTTATAGTTTGCTCTAAGTTGCCAGCGGTCGTGCCTGTGTAGTTTAAGATGTCAAACACATCGTCTTGTGCTAGTGCCATGTTGCTAATCTTTGCAGCTAACGAAACTATCTCATGCCTTATAAACTCTTGTACAAGTATTTTAGCACAATCCATAACGTGTGCCGTTGAAGCTATTGAACCGCTAACATCGGTTAGCTTCATTATGTCATGCTTTTTGTTGTGGGTAAGTATGCTGATAATGTTTACCTGTCTACCGCTGTCGTAAAGGTACTTTGCACTTCTGAAGATGTCTTTGTACTCGCTTGTGCTAAACATATCCTCATGCACCATTGCCATTAGGTCGGGTAGGCTTTCATCGCTTTGAACAATTGCGCCCAAAACTTGTTTTTCGTAAAGATTATTCATAGCCTTTAAATTTGCGGTCGTAACTTGATTTTTGTTGTGGTTCGGGCTTTACTATATCCACCGTGAATGCGTTTAGATATTCGCCTGCAATCATTTTATTTAGGCTTTCAATAGCGTGGGTAGCCCCTTTGCATTTATCTAAAAATGTCTTTAAAGCTTGGGCTTCGCTAATGTCTGAATTAAATTTACGGTTATGTGCTTTGTATCGTACCTTAATCCACGTTTCCCAAAGTTCAGCTATCTCATTTAGTGCGTGTTGTCCTGCTGGTGTTTTTTCTAGTTTGGCTTTAAACTCAGGCATAAAAGGTATTCCCCATTCTCGTTTATAACCAATCGGTTGAAATTGCAGGGTGCTCTCTTTCTTTTCTTGAATAGTAGATTGAATAGTAGAATGAATAGGTATTGTTACCTCATTTTGAGCCTTCGATACCTCATTTTGAGAAATGGACGTACTATTTTGAGCAATGGATACCTCATTTTGAGAAATGGCAAACTCATTCATTGTGTACCACTTGGTTTTATCAATACCAAGCTTATTATAATTACCGCTAATTAACACGCCATCTTTCTCCAATTCCATTAACCAACGGCTAATACTTTTAGTGTTAAGGTATGGCATCAATTCATTTAATGATTTTGCCGTATTGTACACCCACGTATAGCCATCGTATTGATGTGTTGAATTAGATTGATGGCATTTAAGAAAGAACCTAAAATGGTTAATTATAAGTGCCTTTTCAACTCCGTATTTTTGTGCATCCTCAATAGAGAATGAATGATTATCGTTTGCCATTTTTATATTGGTTTAAAGCCCCAGTCCCTAATAAATTGTTTCATTGCATCGCTACTCAATTTGAACCATTCCCCTCTTACCTTATAAGGGCTTAATATATTATGATAATAAGCCTCTGCATCATAACCACCACTTATTATATGGGTAATAGTTAAATAAGGGTTAGCAGTTTTTAAGCTTTTAGCCCTTGATTTAACATTGGAAGAGCAACCAATTTTATAGGCATTTGAATTGCTATCATAAGCTAAATATACTATACTAGGCTTTTGGGGTTTAAGTGATTTAGGATTACATCTTTGTTGCGCCTCAACTGACTTGATATAAGCAATTTCATTTACTTTTTGTAAATCAAAACGTTTATGATGTATAGATGATATTGCCCTATCAATGTAAGATTTTAGTAGCAATAACTCATCTAATGTATAGTAGTGGGTACATCCTAAATCACTTTTAATCAATTCATTTTCGTTATCCCAAGTTAGTAACTCTGGTTGCCTAATTTGGCTAGGGTGCTGTATAAATCCCATAAAAATAAAAAGCCCCTTTGCGCTTTCACCTGATGCGAACAGGCTACGGCAACAAAAGGGCTATAAGTTAGTTTGTGATACTACGGTTCTGCTTTTCGCATTCAGCAACCTTAGTTTAATATCGTACCGCTAAATTACACTTTACTTTTCACTTGTGCAAGTTTTTATACGGTTAATTTGTTGTTTTGCTATGTAGCTACCAACACGCCAGCCAATAACACATAAGCCAATTATTGTTAGTGCAATTAAGTACTTCATGCTATTTGTTTTTACGGTTATCAAATTTACTTCTACGCAACTCAAAGAACCCGTTTAACTCGGGTAGGTCTTTCACGGCTTGCCTTGCAAACATCGGGGTAACATTGTTATTAATTTTGAATTTGCCGCCATTTTCCGCCACGCTGGTGAAATATCTTACTACTTCTAGTATTGCTTTAGCCGAATATCGTTTAAAGCCTTTAGAATGCATTTCTATCGCTATTTTTAAAAAGCGAGGATAGACGTTGGGGTTTTGCTCGTGGTATTCTTGGAAGTTCATGGTACAAAATTTTGGTTAGTGCCAGCGCAAAGCCAGCTAAAAAATTTCGGGTTGTGGTTTATGTTTTCAATCTCATTTATTGCGCTATGCTTATTGTCAAAACGTGGTAACACTATCTGCGGTTTTATCCTCAACTCAATTACGGGCTTACTATGGCATACGATACACTTGTGCGACCTTATTACCCCGTTGGCTTTGAAATAGTATTGCGCACGTTTTTTATCTTCGCCACATTGCGAGCACTTGATAATTTCGGGGTATCGTTTTATGCGATACGTTCTAAGCGTTTCGGCTTTCATTCTTATACACCCTCCTACTGTCTATTTTGTCAATTAATTCCTGTCTTTGTTCTTTAGTAGGGTTCATTGGGTGTCCCTTTGGAAACGTGCGAGTTTTAACAACCGCTAACAATACATCTTTTCTTTCGGGTTTCGGTTCTTTAGCCTTAGCCCTGCATTCATAAAGCCTTGACTTAGTAGCTAGGTAATAACACCCTTTGCAAATGTATTGGGTTATCCTGCCGTCTTTTCGGAAATGAAAGTTAACAGGCGTTTTGTTAAAAGTCAATTTACATTTATTGCATTTGCAAGTTTCGCCATCGGGTATCTCTCGTTGTCCTAATTGCCTAGCCATGATTGATTTTTCTTTGTGGTTTGTAATCGGGTGTACCGTATATCGGCTTAACCTTTGGTAAAACCGTTTTATCGCTAATTTGCGGACTTAACGGATGTTCTTTGGGTATTACCCTGCCCGTGCTAGCGTTCTTATCTCTAAGGGCTTGTAAATTGGCTCGCTGCCGTGCTAGGTGCTCGCTGATGTCTTTGCATCGTTTAGCGTTGTATTCTTGTTTTTTTTCGGGTGTCATTAGTCAAGGGTTAGTTGAATGTTATTTAATTGTTTGGGGGTGAACAGTTTGGGGTGCGCCTGTACGTGCTCTTTAAAACGCTTGATTGCGGCTTCGTAATAGTCCTTATCGAGTTCGCAGCCTACGAAATCAAAACCCAACTCCCAACAGGCTATCATTATGCTGCCACTTCCTACGTGAGTATCTAGTATTATGTCGCCCTCTTTGGCGTAGTTTTGTAAAAGCCATTTGTATAGGGCTACTGGTTTTTGAGTAGGGTGAAATCTTACCTCTTTTTCTTTGTGCGTATATCCTTGCCTAAAGCCATTCCAAGTAAAAGTGAATTTCCTAACCGCAGTTTTAAACGATGTCAATGCAAGCTCACAATCCGCAAAGTCTGCAGTTCCCGTATCTTTGTCCCAAACAATCCAACAAGGACTTGATATGTTATAAGGGATATTGTCTAAAAAATGATTAGCCCCCCAAATAATTTGATTAATAGACTTTTGTTTTAAAAGGTCAAAATAAGATGGGTCTGGAGCTTGATTGTCCCAATCTTTAACCAAGTATTTTTTTTGTGAGTGGTGTCTTGATTGTATTTTTTTACTTCCCTCACCTATGCCGTATGGAACATCAACGATAGCCAACTCAAAGTGCTTATCGGGGCAACGAGCCATCAACTCCATGTTATCCTCGTTGGTAAATTCGATTCGAGGGTTTTCGCTTAAAATCATAGAACAGCGTTTATAGAGTTAGCGGCATCAATAACTAACCACAGTATTACTATGGCTAGTATTATTTTTAAAAGTCTTTTCATTGTAGTGCGAGATAATAAGCCTTATAACCTTCGTAAGCGGCTTTGATTTGTTTAAATTCGGGAGTGTTGCGTTCAGTACTTAATACTTCGGTTGATGCAAAAAACAAGTCCCATTCTTCAATAGTGCGCTTTTCGCAACCAATATGGATTTGATTGTCTGTTATGCCTATTGACCATTTGCAATAGATAGGTAGTTTAATTGCACCTTCTAAGTATGCACCTTCTAAGTTTGCACCTCTCAAGTTTGCATTTCTCAAGTTTGCACCTTCTAAGTATGCACCTTCTAAGTTTGCACCTCTCAAGTATGCACCTCCTAAGTTTGCACCTTCTAAGTTTGCACCTTCTAAGTTTGCACCTACCAAGTTTGCATTTCTCAAGTTTGCACCTTCTAAGTATGCACCTTCTAAGTTTGCACCTCTCAAGTTTGCATTTCTCAAGTTTGCACCTTCTAAGTATGCACCTTCTAAGTTTGCACCTTCTAAGTTTGCACCTACCAAGTTTGCATTTCTCAAGTTTGCACCTTCTAAGTATGCACCTTCTAAGTTTGCACCTCTCAAGTATGCACCTCCTAAGTTTGCACCTCTCAAGTATGCACCTCCTAAGTTTGCACCTTCTTTAACGGCTTGCTCTAAAGTCTTAGTAATAGTATTGTTTTCTGTTTCGTACTCAAATCTTATTGAGCCGAATATTGATTTGATTTGGATTTTAGTTTTCATTGCTGGCTAGGTTTTGAGAATATCATTAAACAATCGCCAGTTATTACGTAGTGTAGCGTACAAGCTGGCATAGTGTGTAACTCGTTTAAAAGTTCGTGATTGGTTTTCTGAACGTGGTTAATTGAGCCAAAGTAATCATTGTCCCATACCATGTTCCATAATTCTGATGGTGTTGCTGTTTTCATTTTGGTTTGTTTAGTGGTAACTGAATAACTATTTAATCTTGTGTGCCGGATTGTATTATTTTGAAACGGTAAAAGCTACACCACCCATAATGCGTACTTCAAAACCACGTATTATAAATTTGTAGCCAAGTTCTTTACAAGCCGTTGCAACCGCATCAACATTAACACCGTGGCAAGTTACTACGTAAACAAAGACCCTATCGTTACCGTTAACACCGAATTTGTCAGACCTAGCAGTAGTTATGCCAGTCTTGCGACCACTAACAACCGAGTGCGCATTGCCGCCAGTTGTTGTGCTGGTTACAAAACCTTTGCCATTTAAAGCCTTGGTTATTTCTTTTGCACTTGTAGGTAAAGTTGCCATTGTGTTTCGTTTAATGGTTATGTATACAACAAAGCTAAACCAAAAAACAATACAAAGTATGTTTTTGTAAAACTTTTTTAAAATTATTTTTTATCGGGCTATTCGAGAAAATATAAAACCCTTTGCCATAGCTTCGCTGGGGTGCGTTTCGGCTCGCATATTGCAATTATGGCAACTTGATTTGAAGTATTTAGTATTAGTTAATAGTTCGCCAAGCCTACCGATAGAGTGGTGCAATTCTGTTGCCACGCCCGTGCACCCTGTTAGTTGCCCTTCACACGTTGGATTGGCTGCTAGGTAGTCATTGCGTAGCTTAGTGTACTCACGTTCCTGTTTTGCCCGTTTAGGTGAACGCTTTGCAATGTGCATTTTTTGCACTTTGGCTTTCGGTTCGGGTTTGGGTACTGGTCGGAACTCTCTCATAACAGGCTCTCAATATCGGTAAAAAATTGGCTTTTGTTCAGTACCGTGTAGCGTAGTACCTTCCAACCTAGTAATTGCGCTGCATTGTACTTCTCGCAATCGTTTGTAAAGCCTGTTACGCTTGTATGTCTTGATTTGGTTGCCATTATTCCTTCCCATTCAATAAGCACGTTTAAGCTAGGTATTGCTATGTCTGCACGCCATTTACGGGTAGGGTGGAAAGTTGACTCTAAAACGTAGTCAACTGACTTAGATTTTAGCCATAAACAATAGAGTGCTATCTGTGGGCTTTGTTTCATTAACTAAAGATACTAAGTATTCATGTAAGGGCATACCAACTTTTCCCCTGCATACCTACTTTTTGGTTAGGGTATGGAACATAGGTATTGATTTTTTATTTTCGGGCTTATGCAAATTACTTTTCCAACTGGTAGACTTTTTACTGAAATTAGAACGCATCTTTTTACGCCTTGGTACATAATTAAGGATTTCAGCTATAATATTATTAACGTCCTTAAAAACCGCCTTATTTTTAAATCTCAACACATTATACCCGTAATGGTTTACAATATCTGCACTTCGTTGCGTGTCTTGGCTTTTGTTGCCATTATGACTACTGCCATCAAGTTCAATTATTAACCTCTGGTCAATTATAAAAAAGTCTGCAACATACCTAAATTTATTAGAGTATAATGGCTTTTGAAATTCAAAATTTACATTGTACTCGATTAGGGCTTCACGTAAAATATTTTCAGCTAAAGTTGCGCGTTCTGCTAATTTGATGGCGCACTCAATAGCAACTATTTTATTTCTTTCAATACTCATAATAAAAAACCCTTAGAAACAACTACCTACTGACAATAGGCAATTGAAACTAAGGGCTAATTCAATATGATTAAAATATTGGCTTTTGTTTTTGTCAGTCAACAAGCCAGTATGTAACGTAATAAGCTGTCGGGGGTAAAAATAATACTTTACTTTGATACCGCCAAATTATTACTCCTTAAATATCGGTTCGTTAGGGTCGTGTACGTAAATGTCCCATTCCGTTGCTGCGTGCTGCTGAATGGCGTTTTTAATGGTGTTAAATTCCTCTTTGCTTATTCCTTTGGGGCTGTTAGATAGGCTTATACGGGCTTTTAAGGTGGTATCTAGTACGGGGTTATATTCCTCACGAAACATGAATAGCGTTTCTAGTAATGTGCGTAATTCTTGTACGCTTACCGCTATGCCTTTGTTTGCAAATCCGGATTGTAAATCCGAAATTACAACCCCAAAAAAGTATTTTCGTTGCTGGTGCGAAATGTTATCCGTAACGGGTTCAATGGCTACCGTGTATAAACCATCTTTGAGTGACTTCACTTGGCGGTCTAGGGCTACCCTGTTTAATTGGATAGCCCCGTTAACCACCTCGCACGGCATCTTTATGTTTTTCATTGGAACTGTTGCCCCCTGCTGCGCTTATCGTATTCGTCAATGTACTTAAACGCTTCGGCTTCGGCTTCACGTTCCGCATCTGTCATTTCTTTGTTGCGCTTAATAGGTATTCCACCACCGCCCCTATGTTCGATTAAATCGGGGTAGTAACGCTTTTCGTTAAAGTCGGGCGGTAGATTGTTCGATGGGTCGAAATTGTATCTCATTTAATTCAGCTTGACGGTTATAAAATGTGGTTTCTTGTGAACGGATACTTTCAATTAGCACCCGTTCACGCTCGCTTGTAAATAGTTCTTTGCTCATGCTGACTGTTTTTTACAAGCTTCAATAAAACGCTTGTCGGCTTTTACCTTTGCCTCTTGCTTGTTGAAGTATGCCGTAACTTGTTCACGCCCTTCATAGTCAATTAGCCCTGCAATAGCCGTATCAATAGCGTTAGCTAATTCGTGGCTTTCTGCATCGGGGTCAACCATACCTTCGTAAGGGATAGTAAAGGTTTGCGTTAGTGCGTACTTATGCGCTACTGCCATCGCTTTGTTGCTTGCTTTGTCTCCGCTGTCCATACCCTCGCCCCTTGCTTGGGTGCTTACGTTACTACCATCTTTGGCGTAAAATGTAAATTCCACGTCAATGATTGAATAGATAACCGTGCCGCCGTTCTTGGTTTGTTTTTCTTCACGGATAGCGTTGATAATCTTGCTTGTGGTAAATACTTCATGCTTTGCTAATAACGGGTGTAATGCGTTGTAAACCGCATCTACGCCCCGAAACATAAAGCCTTGCCCCGTGTTCTTTTGGTTTTTGCCAATCGGGTTAATGTCTTGCTGGATTGCTGCCAGCTTTTCGAATATCAAACTCATGTTTGGTTGTTTAGTGGTTAAATTATCTTGTTGCATCTTTATGACCGTCTTTGTACCTTAGGCTGCCATACTCAATAATCAAATCGGCTAAGGCTACTTTGTCTAGGTTGTCTGAATATATCAGCTTAGATATTTCGCTAAATTTGTCGGTTGATAATTTAAAATAGGGGGTTTCGTTTTCCATTGTGATTGGTTTACTGGTTTGTATTCGGGTTAACTCTTTTAAGTTGTAAAAAGCGGATTCACTTAGCTGCACGGGTTCGCCTAACTTTTGAATAAATAACTCTACGTTAAACATATTCAAGTCGCCCCACGGGGCATTTGAGTAAACGCTAACTAGCTTGGTTTCAAGACTGAGCACTATGTGTGCAAATGCTACTAAAGGTTTATCGGTGCTCATTGTGGTTGGTTTACTGGTTAATGAATAATAACAAAGATAAGGTTTATTGCATTACCTTGTATATTTTTATAGAAAATTAATCCTTATCATGGAGCGTTTCGTAGTATGCCATGTGCGCTTCTTTAGTATCTAGCAATACACCGTTTAAATTTCGATACATCATACGCTCTTGGTCATACACCATATACCTATGTAATTTACGGTGCTCCGTTACATCCATTTCAATCACATCTTTATAATGCTCTTGGTTATAACTCCAATGGTGGAATTGGTTTCCCTTTGCTGTTGGCTTCATGTTTGAAGTGTAATTTTTAGCTTTTACTTTTTCAGGGTATTTGGCTTTGTAGTTTGCCATTGCCTTTTTCTTTATTTCGGGGTCGGCTTTAATGCCAGTATAAAGCCTATAGTACTTATCCCTAGCTCTTGCCTTTTCAGATTCTACAAAGTTTGGGTCTTGAATTAGTAAGTCGTGCCGTTCTTTAGATTGCTGTTTACAGCACGACTTACATTTATTCAAATGACCATCACCCATTTGGGCGTGTTTATAATACTCGCTTAACGGTTGCGTTCTTTCGCAAATTATACATTCTTTCATTCCCTAAAGATAGGGATTTAAAATGGTAAATAAAAATCTAAAACGGTAGCGAATCATTAAACTCATCTGCTGGCGCATCGTAACTCGCTGCCGTGTCATTGGTTTGTTGGCTGCCCTCAATACGCCACGCATCAAGGTTTGTAAAGTAGCTTACTTTGCCTTCCTTTTCCCATTTGTTGCCACGAATGTTAAAATGTACCGTAGCCGTGTCGCCTACCTTGTAACGGTTCAGCACATCGCATTTATCGTTAGTTGTTTGAAATTTTACGTAGTCGGTAACGCTGCGGTCGCCAACTTGCTTAACGGTTTCGAGCACAAACTCACGGCTCTTAAATTTCTCTGTCTTTTGTTGCGTTGGGTAAATCTCAAAGATTTTACCAGTTAGTTCAAAGTTCATAATGTGGGGTTATAAGTTACGAAAAAATAGATTGCACTAAGTACCATAATGTAAAAAATTACCATTGTAATATCCATTATGTTTATGGGGCGGTTAAACGGGTTTCTCATTGGGTTAGTAGTTCGGGGTTATCGAATATGTTGCCTAATACTTTAAGCCTAGATGCCCTATCTTGCACTAAAGGGCTATTGCCTTGATGTGCGCTTGTCACTAATTGAAACATACCATCATTAAAAGTGACAGCAGCCGTAAAACCTAAGTGCCCACCACCCATTAAATCATTTTCAAAAATCTTAACCCCGTTATTATCGGTTAAGCCTGTGAATTGGCAAACGGTTTCGGGGTCTACTTCAAATTTGGCTTTTGGTAGTTTCCTGCCGATAAAATCAAGCCATGTAACATTATTTGGAGCAATCAGTAATTGCTTACCGTAATGGATTAAATCACCCTCAATCCATTCGCGATTATCAATGCGTTTCGCTCTAAAAATTATCTCTCTCATTGTAAACAAAATTGTGCAAGCCTGTAAACACTTGCTGGTTCGTAATAAATAGTTAGTTTCGGTCTGCCTGCGCCACGTTTTGTTTCCGTTGGTACTTTTTCCGATGTGGTGGTAATCTCAAAGCCGTTGCGCTGCGCCCAACACTTTGTTTCAATAAAATTATCTACCGTGTTTTTTTTACCTGTTAGCCTTGCCCACAATTCAACCGCTTCACTAACGGTTATTTTTTCGCCTGTGGCGTGGTAATCACCATGCAAGCCTATCAACTCAATTTGAAGGTCGGTATAGTTACAAGCCATTGCGTTGGCTATCCAAGCAAAACCCGTTTCGGGGTCTTTGTCTTTTAAAAAATTGGCTCTTATTAGTGCCTTGTGTATTTGTTGTTCTATGCTCATTGGTTGTGTTTAGTTGTTAAAATTATACCGCTGCCAGCAAAATGGTTATCAAAATATTGCACAAATTGATACCTCACTGGCAGCGGCTTTTTACCATACCTATAACAGTATGGGTTTATCTATCTTTTTACAATCAATTCAGATTTTGCTATCCTTTGCATGGCAAGCCTGTTTCTTTTGTAATATTTTGCCATTTCCACTAGTTCGGGTGCGGACATAAAACTATCGCAATTTGTACCAACTTCTAAAGTGCTTGGTAGCTTAAAAGTTGTGCAACACAATGGCAAAATTTCTTTTTCTTTTGCCGCTAACGCTTGCTGTGGCGTAAAGCAAACTGCCATATCAACATTATTAGGCGTTTCTCTAATTGTAATGCCTTTTGCTATTTCAAGTGAGCGCTTTAGTTGCAACTTGTATTGTTGCATTTTAGGCAATTCTTGACAGTCGTTAAAGCCTAAATCTAAAATTTCCATCGCATTTATAATTTAAAGTGAGTAATAAAAATTAACCAGTATAGCCGAATGGTAGCACAAATAGCTTTAACTAGACTATCTATTGTGTATGTACGCTGATTTTCACGGTCACATCTAGTTGCTCCATTCAATCCACACATATTTTTTTCGCCACGGCTATACTGGCAACCCCTTTCTACCTATATCAATAATCTAAGTGGGACTTAGACCTTCGATAGCTAAAGGGCTTTATTATAAGGGGTAATGGCTGAAATTTATATGCCAAATGACAAACAATTTTGTAACCATTACCCCCTGTATCTTGAAAAAACTTTAGGCGGTTATGCCTGTTTTTTCGGTTAGTATGTCAACGCATATCTTTAGCCCTACGCTTGTATAAATACAATCTTTGTCATTATCTCTTGAACCTATCGTATCGGCTATTGTTGCTTTTCGGTCAATAATTACCATCGCATCTTTAACCGCTTGCTCTAAAGCCTTATACTTAGCTTCGTAATCAATTTTGCTTGGTAACTCATCGTGCTTGTTCATTATGGTTTGTTTAGTGGTTAATAATTGCTTTTGTTTAGGCTAGTATTTCGCAAACAAACGTATCATCCATTGCAGGGTCGTTCTTGCTGTAAAACTCAACAAAGTTTCAGTTTTGGCTTTCGATACCTACACCATCATTGTAGTTAAAGTTTGCAGAAAAAAATAATTCTGCGCCTTCCATTGCTTCGGTCATGTTCTTGTAAATGTTCATTTTGGTTTGTTTAGTGGTTAATGCAGTTGTTAGGATGCTGCACCCCTTTTTTTTTAGTTAAATAATTGTGGGTATTGTGAAATGTGGGCTTCTAGTTCTGAAATCTCATTACTTATATTTGCCCTAATTTGTTGGTATTCTTTTACTTCCCAAGACTTTAACTCTGAAAATGGGATAGTGTCAATATATTTTACTTGGCTTTTAAGTGCTTGTAACTTGTTGGTGGCTAAATCTGCGTTGCTAATGTTCATTTTTGGTTTATTTATTGGTTAATGATGTATCAAAGATAAGGGTTAATATAATACCTAGTATAATTTTACTAAACTATTTTTAGAGTATTTAAGGGTGTTTAGCTAAATAGTTGATTATCAATGCTTTTAATTTACGGTTAGGCATAAAAAAAGGGGGTGCGAACCACCACACCCCCACACTAACCAATAAACAACCAACTAAATGAACGGTAAATAGGGCTTGATGTTTCGCCAAAACCTCGCAAGTAAGTAAATGCAAGTTAGGATTATGGCAATCCACCACCACCGCTTTAAAGTTAGCAAAACTTTTGAATAAAACCGTTCCCATTTGGAAATAATTATTTCGGGGCAAGGTATTTTAACCGATATGAACGTGGTATCTGTCGGGCACTCAATACTAACGCTGTACGGTACGTAAATGCTATCAACCTTACCTCGTGTTATGCGCCATTTAATAACCTCGTTAGGTGCGCTGTAAATAGTGTCTACATCAAAACGCCATTGCACTAATGTGTCAGTCTTGTAACCGCCCGTTATTATTGTATCTCGAAATACAACGGTGTCCCGTGTGCCTATGTCGTATTTTTCGGCTAACCGTTCTTGTCGGGCTTGCAGCTTTTGGATTTTCTTGATTGCTCGTGCTTTTGGCATATCCATTACAGCGCAACCGCTTAGTAAGATTAGTAGTATTAGGTATTTCATAACGCTAAGTTAGTGTATAATCGGTTATTAAAGGCAACCCGTTACGGTTGGAAATGATAATAAAGCCTGCCGTACCGCTAAAACCTAAGTCGTCTGAATAGGCATTACCCGTAAACACGCTGGGAACTGTTATTTTTCGGTACTTGGAACTGTCGCACCCTGTTATACGGCTATGCAAATGCCCTGCCAACACTAAGTTAAACATATCCTGTTTGCCGTGGTTAAATACTAACGTGCCTATTTTGCTATCTTTAGAATGCCCTTTGTCGCCATGTACCAAAATGTAGTTAATACCGTCAATTACTTGTGCATTAAGACTGTGATTGTAGGTAAATTTGATAGATTTTAGCGACTCTGACAGCATGAAGTTGATTAACTCGGCTATCTCTCCATTGGTTTCCTCTTTGTTGCTTGCCGTTGGTCTATCGTGGTTGCCGCCTACGCTGTTTACTTGGCTTAAATTATGTATTGAGCAAAGAAATTCAAGTAGCATTTTATACGCTTCAATAACAACCGTAACCCCGTACATCTTAGACTGCATAGACTTCCAGCTATTCGGGTGGTTTAAGCCCGTAAAACTTTCTATCAAGTCGCCTAAAATGTTTATGTGTACTTCCTTTGCGCCTTGCTGGTTGATTATTTCGGCTATCTCTTTAAGTTTGGCTTTACAAACCTCGTTATTGTAGTCTTGTGTTGCTCTTAGCCCTTCAACTTGCGCCCCGATGTGTAAATCGGTTATCGTAGCTGAAATGCAATCTATCTTGTAAGGTTCGGGTATTCGGCTGATCCTGTATTTTTCGATTGTCGGTAAATGGTCAAGTAGTGCTGCTTTTAGCTCGTCACCGAAAAACTTTGATTTGTTGCCCTTTTCGAGTTCCGCTTTATAAGCCTTTTGGAGTGCCTTGTTATATTGGTCGGTTACTACGTGTCCGCTATCCTGTAGCTTGTGGGTAATTTTAGCCGATACCATGCCCTCACGTTCACTTAATGGGGTGTTGTCCCATGTGTAAGGCGAAAAGATGTTAGCGTTCTTGTAAAGCTGCAAACGGGATTTTATACTATTCCATTCCCACGGCTTTAGGTTGTGTTTGTTTCTTATTCGGGTGCTGTCGTAATTTCTACCGTGTTGTGAGTACTCAAAAAATAGCTGGTCTATAAATTCAACCGCTAGGTTAATTACCCCGTGTTTGGTTTGCCAAATGTACTTACCGTTTTTTACTTCCCACGTTTCACCGCCCTCAACTTCTACTTGTACGGTCTGTTTATCACGTTCCCGATAATACACCATCTTTACGTACTTATCGGTTGACCCTACTAGGTCGGCTATAATCCTAAATTCAGCGGCTTTAGGGGCTTCGTATTTACTTAGTTCCGCCCTTATCTTATCGGTTACGTTTTGCTTTTCAAATGCAAACTCCATTGGTTAGTGGTTTAAAATGAAAATAGCCTACAAATGTAAGCTATCCAATGTACCTTGTAATCGGTCAATTTCACGTTGCAAATAGTCCCGTGCTTTTATCAGTTCTTGTAGTTCGGGGTTATTAGGTTTTGAGCCTGCACGGCAAACATATTTAACCACGTTGCCACGGTTAAAATTTAATCCAAAGTGCTCAATCGTTTGCAATATTATATTGCCTTTATAGTGCTCGTTCATGATACCAAAATTCACCTGTTCCGCCACATAACCACGCCCCTAATTGTTTGGCTTGCTGTTCTGTTAATGCGTACTTATAATACGTTTCTAATCGCCCTTTGTGCCCTTCGTTTGTTTTGAGGTGTTTAAGTAGTTCCATAAACTCCGCATCGCTGCCGTACATAGTTTGATTAGCCCCATTATTATCAGTAGCGTTATCACTCATAAGTCATTGTATGTAATGAAAACCTTTTGCCCTGCGGTTAGTGCTGCTGCAATTGTTGGGTAAATCTTTTTGTAAGCTGCTACGCTTTGCCCGATTGTCTTGCCTACCTTAGTCAAGCCTACCAATAAGCAACCCATCGTATCTCCCTCATGGTTGCCAACGTGGATAAGGATAAATTGGAAGTTCGGAACACCCGTAACGTGTAGCATTCCTTTGTGAATATCTGCAAACCGTTTAGCGTAGTTCATATGAAAACCGCCCTCACGCCTTAATACGACTTCGTAACGCCCTGCTGGTATTCTTGTATCACCTTTTATCTTTACTTCCCTGTGCTCATCTTCTAGGGTGTAGCATTGGTAAACATCGTCAATGTAGAACCTACCAATAGTTTCGTTTTCTAGGTGGGCATATCGGTCTACTCTTAGTTCCATGCTGCTAAGATAAGTATTAATGCTTAAACAAAAAAAGGTCTGTCGGTTTTTCCGACTACCCATACCTATTCTTCTATATTATGCAAGTCTTTTTTTGCCCGTTTCTCGTTGTACTCCATTAGCTTTAAGCGTAGCGTAATACCGCCAATCATTACGCCAATAACCAACGCCACAAACTGAAGTATGGGGGTAAGCGTGTCTAGAAACGGCTGAAGGAACGCCCAAAAGCTAGTTACAAAACCCAACGTCGGATGCTTGCGTAAAAAATCTTCCACTCTATTCATGTTTGCGCCCCCCAAAGGCTTGTTAGTTAATCTTTATTCTTAATCATTTCGTTTTTATCCGCACTACCTTTACTGCTCCCAAAGTAAAAGTTGATAATGGTTGAAACTATCGTGCCTAATATGAACCCCAAAACAGTATCAACCGCCCTGTGATTGTTTATAGGTATATTTATAAAGGTAATACCAATAATGTACAATGCACCAAAAGCACTCCAAAATATACCGAGTAAATTTCTAATTTCCATTTTATGCATTGCTTATTCTTTTGTTTCAATTAATCCGTTTACGTACTTGTATATATTAGCGGTATCTCCACAATCTATAAAGTCATCGGGTGCGTCAACTTCAACTGCCCCGTCTTGTGGCGAGGTGTGAACTAATAAAATATCTTCTCCATCGGTTACTACCCAAAAAATCATACGATTAAATTTATGGTGGTGGTTAATTGAGCACAAGGTAAAACTAACGTACCGCAATAGGCAGGATTATACGCAACGCCCCATAAGTTAGTGCCGTTTATACAAGTATTTTCACTCCTCTGCAATACGTAGCTTAGGTTATACTCGTACACAAATAGCGTAGTACTGTTACCCGAACCCTTTAAAGCGCACAAATAAGCACTACTGCCCTCAATTACGATGGATTGCACCGTGCCTATGGTTGTTACTGTGCCTAACGGGTTACTAGATTGCTCCGTATTGGTGGCGAAGTCCATAACCCTAACACGTTGTGTACTTGCACCTGCCGTGCCTGTGGCGGTTAATACGTGGTAATTTAACCCTACTCGCCTTACTTCCAATATACGCCCGTCAAAGCCCGTTACCGTGCCTAGTGTTGAGCCTGTTAAGTTATAACGGGTGATAGTTGATGTTGTTATAGTTGAAATGTATAACTCCGTGCCAGCGGCATTATAAGATACTGTCCACGGGCTTGTTACAACCGCAAAGCTAGTTATTTGAGTATTGGTGGCTGTGTCCATTATGCGTACTGTGTTGCCCGTAACATTAACTACTGCATACTGTGACCCATCGGGACTCATTGCCATCTCTACAGCACCATTAAAGCCCGTTACGGTTGTTTGTAGTGCGTAGGTGGTGGCACTATAAATTAGCACGTTGTTTAGGCTTGTGATATAAATTAGTCCATTATACACCATTGCCGCACCGTTTGAGCCTGCTAACGTGCCAAAAGAACCAATTGAAGCAAACCCCCCTACTTTATAGCGGTCTAATAATTGACCTTGCACATCACATTCCTTACCAGCATTAGTAATGGCGGTTACTATTTGGGTGCTTGTACTTGAATTAACATTATCCTGTAATGTCAATTGGTTTGGCACTTGTATCGTTGCGGTGCTTGCCGCCTTTACGTTAGTGTTGCTTATCAAAGTGCCGTTAACGTATTCAACCCTTACAGGGGTATCCGCTACCGTGTAGGCTACCGTCGCTGGCGTGGTTGCTATTGTGGTGGCATCTGAACGTAGTATAGTGCTATCTCCAACGCTTACGTTAGCCGTTGCACCGCTTGGTATCGCTGCCGTGCCTACTGTCGTATTTGCGCTATTTTTAGCGTTAGCCGTTCCATTAGGGGCGGTTATTGTAGTGGCTTTGTCAGCTAATACGTTTGTAGTGCTTAGTGTTGTGGGTACGGTGTTAACTAATGTTACCACACTATCCGCTACGGTATAGTTAGTTTCCGCTGGCACACTTGCTATATTCGTGGTGTCTGAACGCTTAATAGTGCTGTCTGTTATTGACACATCAACATTTGCGCCACTCGGAACGTTAGCCGTGTCTATTGTGGTGTTTAAACTGTTTTTAACGGTCGCTGTGCCGTTTGGTGCAGTTATGTCAACACTACTATCGGCTTTTACGTTTGTGGTGCTTAGCGTGCTTGGTACGGTGTTTTTTAAAGTAACAACGCTATCGGCTACAGTGTAATCCGTTTCCGCTGGCACGGCTGCTATGGTTGTAAGGTCTGAACGCTTTACGCTGCTATCGGTTATGGGTATGTTTGCAGTGCCGCCACTAGGTACGCTTACCGTTCCAATAACGGTGCTTAACGAGTTGGTTGCCGTTGCCGTGCCAGTGCCACCGCTTACGATGTTCTTTGCGCCAATCTCTATTTGGAAACCTTTCTCAATTACCTCTACCGTTATCATCCTAAGTCCTCAATTTTAAAGATGCCATTGCCCCACGGCACTACGTTTCCGTTAGCGTATGTAGCTACTATTTTCCAAATAAAACTACCTGCACGTTTCGTGTTGGCTAAAGTCAACAAAAACTCAAATGTGCCGTTGGCTGCATCGGTTATGGTGCAAGTTTCGCTAAATATTAGGTTCAGATTAACATTGCTGTCGTAAACGCTAAACACAATAGTTGCGCCCGTTATGTTAGTCGGTACGGTGTTACCGCTGCTGTTTTGTTCACTAGCCGCAAACGTCAAAGTATATTGCGTTCCCTTTTGGCTTGTTATCTGTCTGCCCATCGTTAGCGTATTTTATTCACCGTTATTTTGCCACCCACCGCATCAACATCATCACCGTTAGCCGTGTTGGTTATCACTACTTGCAATACATCACCAGCGTTCAACGCATCTATGTTTATGTAGGTTAATTGTAAAATACGGTTGTTCAATAATTCTTGATAGCCTGTGCAAGTGCAAGCGAGCACACCGTTAAGAAACACGCCCAAACGAATAACGCTGCCACTTGTGCCATCCATGCTTAGCTGTATGTTTACTTGGTATGTACCTGCGCTGTCAATTATAAGGCTGTCACCGCTGTATGTTACGTTGTGTAGGTCAATAGCTGCGGTACTCCATAAAGTGTTGTTAGAATTTGTTACAACCCTAAACACGTTTTGAGTTAGTGCTATTGTACGGGTGCTATCTCCAAAGCCCATTTCACCATATGCGGTGTGGTCTTGCCATTTAGAATTCCCTGCCGCATCTTGTGAGGTCAATACGTAACCCGTGGCGGCACTTGGTATGTCGTATGTTAGTGTGTCAGTAAATAGGCTCGTGCCGATAACGTGCAGCTTTTCGGTAGGCGTTTCCGTTCCTATGCCTACGTTGCCATCATTAGCGCCCCATTGTAGTAATACCCCACCATCTCGAACATCAAACGTATTAGAGTCCCCGTTTGCATAGTTAAGGGCAAAACCCAAATCGCCAGCAAAGAAATCAAAAGTAGTGGTAGGTCTTTTTAAATTCACAATTAAGCCAGCACCGCTTACCTTGTTTTGCACTAAAAAAGCTAAAGTATCGCCGCTAAAAATCTTATTTAATTCTAAACTCTCGTTTAAATAAAGCCTATCCGTTCTTATTGTTTTTTGCGCTTGAACATTTAAGCTAACCAATAAACCAATAATAAATAAATACCTCATATCAAATAGTTTGCGACAACTAATACCGTTCCAGCGGTTACCGTGTTGCCTGTGATTAATAATTTCAATGAATATCCACCACTTACTACCTCGCCATTGCACCCGTTCTTAAACAGTATGCCGTTTAACTCTGCCGTGCTTATGCTTGGCATTATCTCTATGTCATTAGCTGGCGTACCGTCGTGTAATACTACTTTAATTAACGTGCTGCCGTTGCTTGGTAACAAACCCGTGCTTTTTAACAGTACCGACTCAAACATTTTGCCCACCGCTGGCGCAAACAAATTAACGTAGTTATTTATTAACCCGTTATTTGCACCTCCGTTTAATGTTACCGTGGCATTGTCTTTGTCTGTCGGGTTTATGCCTGCTGCTAAGTCCTTCCATATTGAGCCGTCGTAATAGTAAAACGTATCAACACTTGTGGCGTAAATCAAAGTGCCTGCCTGTGGTGCGATGAAGTCCCATGAGTTGTAATTACGCCCGTAACTGTCAACCGTTAAATAGCTTACTATCGAATTAGTTGTCGCACCGCCAAACTCTGCTGAACTTCCAACGCCCGTGTAAATGTACCTATCCCCGTCACTTGGTGCGCTACTCGCTACACTTGTAAACCCAATAACGGGTTCTTGGTAGTATTTAAACTGCCATTCTAGTTCTGCGTGTACGTTCCTAACGGGGTAGCTTTCACGCCCTGCCAACGTATAGCCTTTAGGGTAGTGTAGTTCCCCTTCAACTAGGTCTTTGTGGTCGTTTAATAAGATTGTCCGTACTGGTGGTATAACTGGCATCTTATCTGTTTTTGTCTAGGAAAACTTGTGAATTGCTATCACCCAAGTACAAACCGAAACCGCCACTTATTTTATCAGTACAACTATACAAAGGGTATGAATTAGCGTTTTCTCTTAAAAAGTCTTTTGCATACTTTACTAAACTTTCGGCTGCCGATAATACCGCATTCGTGCTCAAAGATACTTGCGCTTCGGTTGGGTTTTGCCCAAATTCGGGTAAGGTTTGTAGGATACCGTTTGCCGCTGGTTCTGCCCTTCGTATTGCAAGCCCACTATACATAGCGTAATGCGCTATAATCGGTTGTAGGTAGTCTTGCATGAACTCTTTGTTTGCTACTGTTAGCGTGTCTGTATTGTACTGACTTAGCAACTCGTTGTAAAAGCTTGCACCTAAAAACGGTCTGATATACTGAACGTAAACAATCGGCAACCTACTTGTAAAAAATGCTGGGTCGTCTGACTTGTTTGGGAAGTATGCAAGTATCTGTTTAACCGTTATCATACCGTAGGGGTTAAAGGTGGCAAAATACTGTTTATTTGTTCCGCATTGAGATTAAACGCCACCGTCAACATACCACGCTTACTAGCATCGCTTAGGTTAACATCGCTTACAATGTCTTTCATCGCTGTTAAACCACCTACCCCGATTATTTCGGCTAGTGTTTTGGTTTGCCCTTGCTCTGTTTCTAAAGGTTCGTAGCCTAACTCCTCTCTAATCTCGTTTATGCTAAGGATATTGGATAGGTCAATGTTATTGAGCAACGATATAGGGCTGTTATTCGCTATCTCTAAAGTGTATTCTCCAAACCCTGCGTACTCTAATATAGTGTCCCACGTCTTTAAAACTGACGATTGATAACCCTCTATTACATTTTTGTAAAACAGTTCAAAAATGGTCTTTAACTCGCTCGCCTGTCCTAAGCTGCCAGCGGTTGCCATTAGTATGCTAGGGTGTAATCTATGTGCTCTTAAAACGCTTTCGGTTGCTAACGTACTTAGGCTTTCAAAGATACCTTCGGGCGCATCGTTAAACAATTCGATTATCGGGGCTGCTTCCTTTTGGTCAACTATGCTGATAACCATTGAACTGTTATTCCCCTCGCCTGTAAACCTATTCTGCACCTCGTTTACGTAATCTTCGGGGTCTTTACCTTCGGGCGGTCTGCCTATCAAGGTCATTGAGCCACTTGGTCTGAATTGGTTTTCTATCCTCGAATGGTTGTAAGTAGGTATCGCATAGCTTATATCTGCCCACCGTTTAAACTCTAAAGTAAAGTAGTCGGGTATAGCGTAGTAATACGTTCCCGTTTCGTAGGTGGTGCTGTAAATAACTGATTTTGCGTAGTCCTGCCCGTCAAACAACGGCAACCGTTCCGCAAAGTCCATTAGCTTTTTCTGCTCGTACTTAACTAGGTCGGTAGTCCATCTATAACTTAGGTAACACTCCTTTAGTTTGTTCTCGATTGGCTTGCCTAACCTAAACGTACTTATATCTTCGTGCGTTACCGATAATTCTTCTCTAATAACTTGTTGTTCTTCACCTTCGCCAACCGTTTGCAAGGTAATTGCTACCGTGTGCATACGGGTCATTATCTCATCGAACAACATTTTTTGGATAACATCTTCCGCACTTTCGTTTTTGTCGTTTACCTTAGCTAAAAACGCCTCTAATGCTTCGTTTTTTACGTATTGCTCACCGTCTTTACGCTTGATTATTACCCCATCACCACAAGCGATAACGTGCTTAATCAAGATACAAGCCTTATGCATTGCGCTACGGTCTTTTATCTGTATCAACGTGGTCATGAACCCGTTGCCATCTTCCTTGTAATACGGTACTATCGGTAATTTGTCGTCAAAAGCCGCCACCGTTGGCATTACGCTTGTATTATTGTACCGAGATAACGCTAATATCTGCGGCATTTTGGCTTGTACTGATGGAGTGCGTCTATTTCGTGCCATACTGTTACAAATATAACTAAATAGCCCCACAAATTGCAGGGCTATTTTAGATTGGTCTAAAAATATTTTTAGCCTTAGCTAATAACCACTGGCGAACCGCTTACAAGTATCGTTCCCTCGAAATTATAAGGTAGTTCAACTTGTTGTCCTGTGAAGGTCAAAGTGTATTGGTTCGGGTCGCCCAATCCTGCACCTACTGTGGTGTTTACTTGTGTACGCAGTGCGCCCTTTTCTTCAACTCGGTCGTCCCATCCATACACAAATGCGTTACCTTCGTTAGTTACCGCAATTACAACCACCTTGCAACACTCTTTAAGTGCGTTAAGTTGGGCTGATTTGGTTTTGTCAATCTTAGGTACGGTCAAAGTCAATGAAGTGTTTACGAAATTCGGGCCATTATCGCTAAGTTCGTTAGTAGCTTCCAAAGCTATTGTATAGTCTTTGCTGCCAATCTCATGCCATTGGTCTGCTACTGCGGTACTAGCCATTGTTACGGCATCGTACAAGTGCAGCGCACCTTTAGTGAATGACACCACGCTATCACGGCTGGCAACGTATAGGTTTTTGAACCCACCTACTGCGGACTCATCCGCACATAGTATTGTAATACTCGCTGTTAAGCACATATCTAATGTTTTTTAAAAGGGGGCTATTACACCCCCCTTATTATTTAATTAACCACGACCGTAAACAATCAACTCGCTGTGAGTGTAATTTACACCCAAATCAAAGTTTGCTTTGAAGTAGTATTTTTCCTCAAGTTCGTCAAAGAACAATTTAGCATCGCTGCCAGGATTGGCAATGTCAGTACCAACGTGCAAGTTCTCAAGGTTACCAAAGAACATACGTTTTTCGTTAGCCAAAGAATAGTCGTTGATAGTTACCGCCCATGTTGTTTCTTCGATAACAGGTATGCCACGGTAAGTAAGTGCGCCACCGTTAGACAAACGAGTCAAACCGTAATCGGTGTTGCTGTTTTCAAACGTGCTCAAAATGTTGTAGTACATTTGAGGCGTAACGTGGATAGCTGGAGTGCCTGTTTGACGGATAAGCTGTCCTGTTTCGCTTTCGTAAGCGGTTTTCAAGGCTTCAACACCGTAGTTACCAGTTGAACCGATAGAGATTTTAGATACATTGGCATCAGCTTCAAAACGTGGAAACCAACCTTGTATCTTGCTCAAAAATGCGGTGGTAGCTAGTGATGTGTTACCGAACCAAGCCAAAGCAAAGGTATCGTTAACCAAAGCACGTTGGTAGTTTTCAACGATGTAAGGCACGATAATAGTACCACTCAAATCGGTAACGGCTGTACCTTTTTTAAGTTCTTTCTTGAACACGGTGTCATAAAAAGTAGCTGCACATTGCTCTACGTTGATTGCCAACGGCTCGGTGCTCAATACTACTTCTGACAATGCAAAAGTACCAACTGGATTAAATCCGCAAGTTGATTTCTTTTGTACTATGCCTTTCATTTCTGAACCTACATAAACGGTCTTTGACTTGTTAACCAACGGGTCAACATCATAACCGCCATTAAATAACCCGTTTGATACGAGTGCTGGAGTAAGGAATACTTCTGCAAAGTATTCACTAGTCCATGTTGATACGATTGTAATTGCGCTTGCCATAATTTTAGCTTTTTCTTTTTCTTGTTAGTTAATTTTGATATTTTTCTTAGCCATTACAGAACGGAAGTGATTAGAAACCACATCAATACCGTTTTGCACTTTAACCGTTTTGTCCAATGATGGGTCGGCTGCTGGTGCTTTAGCTGCAATCGTTTGGGCTACCCTACGGGCTACTGGTGCGGCTGCTGCTACTGGTGCTGGTGCGCCTTGTGCTTTGATTGCGGCAACTTCGTCAACAAGGGCTTTGATTTGTTCAGCAAGCATGATAAATGCCGCTTCCATTTCGTCGGTCTTAGGCTTCATGGCTTCAACTTCCAACTCTTTTAGTTCGGTAATTTTACCGCCCTCTGTAACAACAACGGTATAACCGTCGCTCAAAATGTGTTCACCGTTTGGTGCTGGCACTTCGCCATCTTCTGTTAATACGGCTACCAAATCGCCAATAGCGATAGTTTCACCAAATGACTCAATACGGATTTTAGTGCCGTCTTCAAGTTCACCGTCAATCAATTTCGATTGAATGCCTTGGATTGTGTTTTTCAACTTTGTGAATAGACTCATGTCTGCGTTTTTGAATAGATTAATAAAATTTGTTATTGTGTTTGATTTTTCGATTGCCCAATTTACTCCGCTTGTACCGCCCCACATTAGCCAAGCTACATAGCCTTTATCCTTCCACGGCTCGTCTTTGAATTCGGGGGATACCTCGCTGTTTTGCTTGTGGCGGTTAAATGATGCCATACGCTTTACCGTGTCATCGCTTATTGGCTCTTTGTTGGCTAACTGCCTAGCACGTGCTAGTCCTACCTCTGTGCCTGCTTCGACTATGTCCCTGCCGTATTCCTCAATCCAATCCAATGCCTTGCGTGCGTTGTTGCTTGCGCTTTCGGGGTAATCAGTGAAAGTCCTATCTTCGATAAGCAAACGCCATTCGGCTATTTGGTCAACCGCTTTCGCTGCTATTCTTACTTGCGTGTTAATGCCTTTTACAAAACCCAACTCCATCGCACCCTCCGCATCCATAAATGTTTCGGCTTTCATTAGAGCACGAACCCTATTTATCTCTAAACCTGTATGTACGTTGTAGATAGATGCTAAACGTGCGTTCATTGTTTCCAATATCACAAGTTCGCCCGTGTTGGGGTCGTATTCTGGATAGTAAGCATCGTGTATTAGGAAACCGCTATTCTCGCCAATCTTTGCGTTGCAAGCCAATGCGATAACGGTGGCGGCACTTGCAGCCATGCCTACTATATTCGCTTCAAACTTGTAATTCTTACCGCTAGGGGTCTGCAAATAGTCGTAAATAGAAAAGGCATCAACTAAGCTGCCACCGTTGCTATTAATGTTTATAGTTATTGGAAGTGAATAGCCATAGGCTTGCAATTGCTCAATGAACATCTTACTAGTGATGTCACTGCCAATATCGCCCATAACGTTTATTACACGTTCCATACTACGAAATTGAGAATAGAACGGCTTATAGTGTGGGCAAAATGAATATTATCTAACGGTGCGCCTTACGGTGCTTTCGTCAATACCAAATTTGTTAGCGGTGGTTAGTACCGCATCTTTGATGGTGTGGGTAATCGGCAACAAAGCCCGATAATAAGCCTTGATAGCCTTTACCCTTGTTTCCTTCGATAATAGCCCTTTTTCGGCTAACTCAATTAGTTCCTTATCTGTTGCCATGCTCTGTTATGTACGCCCTCCAAAATTTGATAATATCAACCATGCAACTTGGGCAGCTTGTGTTTTTAGGGTACTTAAACCCCATTGCCTTGTAAGCTACGTAAGCCGTGTTCAGTTCGGCTGCATTCCAACTGTCTTTAAACACAAACCCCCGTAATTGCTCTACCACTTCCCTACTGGGCAACTGCTGAATTTCCATGCTATCTTGGTTTTTAAAAAACACCTGCACTCATTACATTGTGGAAACAAATTTACGATTGGTACTACGTACTCTTTGTGCTCGCACTTATCGCATATCTTTTCTCGAATAGCCTTTGTCCTGTTATCTGTTTTAACCTCCAATGCTCGTTTGGTTTTGGATTTGAATAATAGATGTTTGTTGGCTTGTGGTGTCCACTACGTTGTTCAATACTTGGATAGGTGGCATTTCAAACGTAAAGCCCGAACCAAAACTTTGCTCACTAGCTGCAAGGCTCGCCCCTGCTGCGCTAAACACGGGTGCTACAATACCGCCTGTTTCAAACTTTTTGCCGCCTGTCATGTAGTTCATTTGGCTTATAGCCCGTACAAAGTCGGGGCGTTTCTGAATGCCTTTGTTAACGATTATCTCGCCCCCTTCGGCTTCCATTAGCCTACCCCCTGCGGAAAACTTTACGCCGCCTTGTGAGTGTGAGTTGCCTGTGATAAACCCACCGTCCATTGGTATCTCACCACCTAAAGCGAACTTAGCTGAATTAACCGCTGCGGTTGCGCTTACTATACCAGCTAGTACCGCTGCGATACCGCTTGCAATAGCTGGTAAGTTGGCAGGAAATACTAACCCTGCACCAGCGGCTACTGCTGCTGCAATACCTTTAGCTGTGTCCAATGCAATCTGAACTAAAGCAAAACGCTTTTGGCTTTCTGCATTTTTCTTACGTTCTGCGTTTGCCCTTTCTTCTGCTTTTTTATTTATCTCGGCTATCTTTAAAGCCTTTTGCTCCTCGCTTAGTGTGCTGTTTTGAATAGCTGCTATTTGCGCTTCACGTTCTTTGTTGATACGGGCGATATTCTGCTCTGTTTCTTGGTCTTTAAGTGCTGCTAACGCATCAACACCAGCCTGCGCTATCTCAAATACTGCTTGCGTTTGCGCTACGTTACTCTCTAATTCTGCCTGCCGTTCCGCTTCTAGTTCTTCGGGGGTTTTCCTTATCTGCGGTACATCCGCTGTTGATGGCGTTAGGTTTCCTATTTCTTCATTTATAATATTGTTTAACGCATCGGGCTTATTTACAGTCGGGTTTCTAACACCTATTGTAGTGGGTCCGCTAGTTAGTTCCTGTTCGTCTTTATTGGTCTTGTTGATTATCTCTAAGTACCTTTGCGAGTAAACCTCAAGCAATCTTAATTTATCTTCGTTGCTTGCATCAAGGGCTTCAATCCTTTTTTTCTCGGCTGTAAAATCTATTTCAGCTATTTTGCGAACCTTATCAAACTCATTGGTAATTTCCGCTAACGATTGCTCTTGTTGCAATTTTAGCAACTCGTTATCTATATCTTGTTGTACCTTTAGCCTGTTTTTATTGAATTCTTTTTGGCTTGCTATCCTATTATTCTCGATAACCGTTATTTCGGTATTTAGTTTATCAAGTTCAATACCTATTTCCCTTAGTCTTTTTGTTTCTTCTTCTGTATTGGCATTGATTAACCCTTTGATTTTTATCAAGGCTTCGGTACGCTTCAACTCCTCTTGTAATGACAATTGGATTTGCTTGCGCTTTTCAATTTCCAAATCGGTTACATCTTTGCCTAAAGACTGTTGTATTGCTATTTCTTTGTCAATAGCCCGTATCTTATCTTCAACGGCTTGCTCAAATGCCAGCTTATCCGCATTGTACCTTTTTAACGCATCTTCGCTTAGTTTCTTAGCCTCGGCATCGGCTTTGAAGGTGGTTATACCAATAGCATCGCTAAGGTTCTTAACGCCTTGTACTACTCCATTAATAACCGCTCCAATCGCTTCAAACGCTTGCCCGATTATCTTTACTTTGTCTTTAAGCGCAAACAACGCTATGCCAACGGCTGCCACTACTGCGGCAAATAAAAATATAGGGTTTGATAATAGTACCTTGCCGAATGCGGTAAACGAACTAGCCGCACCCTTTAACCCGTCTTTTAAGCTATTAAAAGTCAAGCCCTTTAAGGTTGTGCCTAATTGCGCTATACGTTCATTAGCTTGCTTAAAATCAAGGTTACCTAACGATTGCCCAACTCCGCCTAATTGTTCTCTAAACTTTTCAAACGCTGTGCCTTTTTCTTGTTTGATAGCTTCGTTTGCATCGTCTATTTTGTCTTGTAATTTACCAGCTTCAGCGGTTAATCGTTTAAAGTCTTCAGTACCCTCACCAGCTACGGCTGCCGCTTCCTTTAATGCCCTTAGTTTGCTTTTAAGGCTATCTGCTGATGCACCTGCTTCGTTTTCGGTTTGGGTTAATGCTTTTAATTGATTGTCAACTTCCTTTTCGGATTTCGCTAATATCTGATACTCTTCTGCAAGGGCTTGTATAGCAGCTTCGTTGGCTACAAACACTGCGTTATTTTCTTGACCGCTTTTACGGGCTGCCGCTTGCGCTTGTAATAGTTGTTTTAGGCTTGTTTCTAATTCGCCTAAAGCCTCCTTATAGTTACCTACGTTACGGCTTGTGTTGCCTACTGCGCTTTCGAGTTTCTTTAGTTCATCGCTAATCGCTTTGGCTTGGTTTTGTACGTCTTTGCCTTTTGCGCTTTCACGTTCCGCCCTTGTTAAATTGTTGTATTCTTTGGTTAGGTTCGACAATTGCGCCCGTAAGGAAACAATACTGCCCTCATTTTCGTTTAGTACTTTGGCTTCGTTTTGCGTTTCTCGAATTAGGTCGCCTTTGGCTTTAGTTAGGTTGCGTTGTTGAACTATGTTCCTACCAAGCTCATCGGTTAAATCTCTGTATTTAGCCGTACCTTGGTCATTCAACTCTGTTAGGTTGACTAAATCCGCCCTATTCTTTTTGATAGTTTGGTTGAGAGTCGTTAACTCGTTATCAACCTTACCAATTGCAGCGGCTTGGGCTTCAAGTCCGTCAAAGTTAATCCGATATACTAGTGTTTTTTCAGCCATTTCCCAATAAGTGTATTGTTTCGTAATTACCCCCAATCGTTGCGTAAACGTCTTGTATCGTGCTGTTTACTATTGTCCTTACCGTGCCCCCGTGTACTTTGAATACCCCTGCTGGCGTTAGCTGTAAACCGTTGTATCTACTGTCATCACTTTCACCTATGCCGATAATCCATACGCTATCGTTGCCAAAATTATAGTTTCCGAAAATATGCTGATTGCTTGCGGTTTGAATGTTGCCGTTACCTAACACCGTACCGCCACCACGAATAATACCCACGTTACCACTTCCATTAAAGCCTACTAACGATTCAAAGGACTGTTTGCCCCCTGCGGTTAACGTGCCGCCACCTATTGCGCTTAATTGTCTTGTACCGCCTTGTATGGTGGGTATCTCTGTTACTATCGGTCTATCAAACGGCAAAGTATCAAACGCTTTTACTAACTCGTAAATAGTGGTTTTGTTTTTGTTCGGGGTGAAGTCAATAACTTGGTTCACATAATACCACCCTTGTAAGTTAACGTGCTCTAAATAAATAGGCTTGAATAAATCAAGGTTTCTAAAGTCTAAGCCTGTTATCTGAAAGTATGCTTTATGTACTCGCCTGTCGCTTATTACGGCTACATCTCCATTATAGTAAGTCCTAACTAATCCGTTGCGGTTCGTGCTGTCATTGTACAATAGATTAACACTAACAGGGGCTACCGTGTCGGGGTCAATCATAAAACAACTAGGCATAGTGGTTAAGATGCTATTAATCCATTTCCAACTAGCTTTAACGCCCCCCGATTGAAATACCTCTACATAGCCTTTGTAGTAAAGTATTCTAGGTAAGAAATCAAAAGACTTAGGGGGGCTTGGTGCGTTCACGTTCCACATAACAGGGATAGGGCAACCGCTTGGACTCCACGGGTGCACGTTATAACTTACCGTGGCTGCAAAGAATTTAGTACCTAAGTTAGTAACACCGTCTTTAAAGTTGCTGCCTAAATCGTACAAGGCACTACCAAAAACACTGCCTTGCTCTTGGTTGTAATTTTGCTGCCACTTATCGTTGCTGTCCGTTGCGTACTGAAATTGTAAATTACGGTTGTAAGATTGGATTATATCGG